CATGCACACAAATCCCATTGGTTGGGGAACATGTTTTATTAGTCGAAGGGATTTCTGCAGAAGACAACAACAATACTATATATAATAGGTGGTACTATATATCGTCATTTTCATTAAATTCTAATGTAAATGCTAACATGTTGCCTGGGATATCAGATACACCAAATGTCACAACAGTTGTGACATCATTCGTTGAGCAGCCTGTATCTTCATTGCAATATTATGAAGGAGATTATTTAATAGAAGGTCGATACAGCAACAGTATTCGTTTTTCTAGCACCATTAACGGCGGCCGATATTCTGTACCTCCAACTTGGCGCGGACCAACATCTGATCCTATAATAATTTTGTCAAATGGTAGGAAGTATAAAAAAGATTCTTATACAGTTGAAAACATAGAAACTGATGCGTCGTCTATATACTTAACTAGCACACAAAAATTACCTTTGTTATTATTAGGGGATAAGAATAATAGGAATCCACTGAAGAAATATATATCAGAGTCACAGTATGATAAGTCTCAAGTAATTAATATAGCCGAACGCGTTATTATCAAAGCAAAGTCTGACATTGTTGTAATTGATTCTCCAAAAGCAATTATATTAAATACGAGTGGAGAAATAAGCTTAGGCAGTGACACTGCGAGTGAACCTATGGTACACGGACATGTTTTATTTAACATGTTACAAAAAATATTAGATCATTTAAGTGGCCCTATATTATGTGGGGGTCTTGCTGGGCAATTTATTGATATTAGTAGGATTCCATTAGCAAGAAAAGACCTTCAGCAGTTAAGAAGTTCTACATTTTATATGGATAAAAATATATACAAGCCATGATAGTACCTCCATTAGATAGAATTCCAAAATTGCCCGGTAAGGCCGTTAGTTTAACTATTAAACAACTCAATACCCAAACTGACAGATTAATGGAGTCAGTTAATAAAATTGTACAAGATTCAATTAAACTCCCAGAAGATTGCAAATGTGATGATATCAGAGTTAAACAAATTAAAAAACAATTAACTGACATACAATCTCAAATTACTAAGGTTCAGGAGGTCATTCCTAAAATACAACAAACTATAGATAAAGTAAATATGATTGTCGAGATAGCCCAAGGCATAAAGGCAGGAATATCAATTGCACAACTTTCTAATCCGGTAACAGCACCAGTATTTATCGCTCAACAGTTAACTGCTATACAAGATGCTACAATTATAAACGCGATTGAATCACTGAATCAATTTTCAATACTTCCTGTGATGATATCATCTAAGATATCAACTATTGTTCCTCCATTATTAAATGCACTTTCTAGATTATCTAATATTTGTGATGGAGATGTCGACACTTTAAGTTTACCTTCTAATTTAATTGATACGGACGTATTGAACGACGGCCATAATGATTTAGTTCAGACTAACTTTTATAATGAGTTAAATGTGTCAGATGAAGATTTAAATTATCGGTCTGATGTTATAGATTCATTATTAGAACAGCAACAAAATTTACTAACTTCATTAAATGAAGCTCCTAGTAAAGTATATCAAGGTGCCGGCACTCCTTCTCCATTAATTGGCAAAGTCGGAGATTATTACATTGACAATACTAACCAAACAGTATTTGGGCCTAAAGCTACTAGTAGTAATTGGTAAACATCCTCCATAATTTATTAGTTGTATATTTATTAATAAAGAATTACTATGGATACAAAAGTATTAATAAAAGCACTAAAAATAGCCGTACGTGAAGTTATAAAGGAAGAACTAACTCAGATATTGAAAGACGGATTACAATCTACTATAGTAGAGATGACCCGGCCGAGAAAACCTCTAACTAACGTCGTTCGTAACATTCCTCCAAATCTGCAGCCAAAATCCTTAGGGAAATTTACCGGAAATAAGTGGGCGTCTGTATTAAATGAGACAGATGCTCTTGTTGAACTACATCCTAGCGCAATGAACGAATCGTATGATGAACAAATTACATTGACATCTAAAGATGCTGAAGCCTTTGGTATGATGCGACAGAACTCCGGGAATGACTTAGCAGTGATGGAAAATCCGGAAGATTATAGCGACAACCCGGCTGTTGCAACAGTTGCTGCGGCACTAACCCGAGATTATTCTGAATTAATGAAAACAATTGTTAAGAAACAAGGATTTTAATGGGATATAATATAGTAAGTTCAAATGACGTAAATTTAGCGGAAAATGATAGAGCATTAGGGGTCTTACTTCCGTTCTCCGGACCTAATGGAATATTTAATACAGCATTTACTACTATAGATCAAACTATTAGCAATTTGAAAAATTTACTTTTAACTAGACTAGGAGAACGAATATTTCAACCTACTTTCGGAACTAATTTATCGGCATTATTATTTGAACAAGATCTAGATTTAATAAAACAATCATCAGCTGATATAATAACTGCAGCTATTAGCTATTGGTTACCTTATATTAACATAATTGATATAGAGATTAAAACAACAGACGATGACCCTCTATTAGATCACAATGTAATGATAAAATTAACATTTAATGTAGATGGAACATCTATAAGTACAACCCCAGATGCATTTAGTACTATAACTATTTTTTCTTCTGAAAATCAATTGATTGTAAAATAATATGGAAACAAAAAAAGACATACCGTATTTAGGAAAAGATTTTGGCCAATTTAGACGCGGACTAATTGATTTCACAAAACAATACTTTCCAGATACATACACTGAGTTTAATGAAACATCTCCGGGAATGATGTTCTTGGAGCTAGCTTCTTATGTCGGAGATGTATTATCATATTACGCTGATACTAATTTAAAAGAATCATTATTAGAACAAGCGTCAGAGCGCGCTAATATATTCGACATAGCGAAATCATTAGGGTACACTCCGAATAATGTTGTCCCTGCGTATGTGTCATTGGATATATTCCAGCTTGTTCCTGCGATTGGTTCAGGTGTAAATGTAGCGCCTGACTTTAATTATTCATTATCAATTCGCCCGGGAATGAGGATAAAACAATCTACGGGCAATGCTGTGTTTAGAACATTGGATAGTATAGACTTTAATTATTCTTCATCAGCTGATCCAACTGAAGTTACAATATACGAATCTAATGAAATAACAAAGTTGCCAACATATTATCTTTTAAAGAAACGAGTTAATGCTGTTTCCGGCAACGTGAATACAGCTGTCTTTACATTTACTTCACCTGTACCATATGATAAAATTGTTTTATCTGAGCCGAATATTATTGAGATAATTTCAATTACTGAGTCGGATGGCGATAATTGGTTTCAAGTTCCATATTTGGCACAAGATACAATTTTTGAAGCTGTTCCTAATTTAATAGAAAATGACCCAACATTAGTTCAACACCGTTCATCGTCTCCTAGTTTATTAAAAATGAGGAAAACAGCGAAGCGGTTTATAACTCGATTGCGTAGTGATAGTAAATTAGAAATACAGTTCGGATCTGGCATATCGGATAACAACGACGAAGAAGTTGTCCCTAATCCAGATAATGTTGGAAATGGACTAGCCGGATTTAGGAGATCAGTTGATATTAATATTGACCCGTCGAATTTTTTATATACTAGAACATATGGACAAGCTCCTGCTAATACTACGTTGACTGTAACATATTCTGTTGGATTTGGAATTTCTGATAATGTTCCTGCAAATGTGTTAACTCAAATTGATTTTGTTCAATACAATGATGATATCAATACAGCAAACGGAGCAGCATTAGTTAATTTCGTTAAATCAACGTTGGCTGCTAATAATCCAATTGCAGCATCTGGAGCTAAAACAGCTGACTCGGTTCAAGATATAAAAAATAATGCACTAGCTAATTTTGCAACTCAGAATAGACTAGTTACTAGGGAAGATTACATAATCAGATCATATTCGATGCCGGCCAAATACGGCAGTGTAGCAAAAGCATATATTGTCCCAGACGATCAAATTTCACAAATTGACCATCAAGAATCTAGAATCGCTAATCCATTGGCAATGAACTTGTATGTATTAGGATTTAATTCTTCAAAACAATTGGTAGGGTTAAACCAAGCAATTAAAGAAAATTTAAAAACATACTTAGATTATTATAGAATATTAACTGATGCTGTTAATATTAAAGACGCATTTATTATTAATATTGG